CGTCCAAGGACTTCTATCTGCCATACGGAACAGAGAACCATGAGCGTGAGCGTGTCATGAGGGCCATCGAGAGCCTCAACCTGCTGACGAACAGCCACTACAGCAGGCCCATGGTATCCATAACACGCGATCAACTGCCCGTGTATCCAGAGCAACCGATCAACGTCACCATAAAACCACGCACGATGGAGTCGGAGGACGCTGTGATCGACAAGACGCAGAGGTTCATGCACGGCACCAACTGGCACACGGTGAGGCCCTACATGCTGGCAAGCCAGGTTGCGGTTGTGCTGGACAACTACTGTTTCAACGACGACTACTCGGGACTGCACTCGGAGAAAATGCTGTATCCGATCGCGGCGGGCATACCTTGGATCTACGCGGGCAACAGGCACCAGCGCAGATTAATGTTGGACAGAGGATTCCAACCCCACATGCCCATGGCGGAGACCATAGAACAACTGATAGACCAGATGCTATGGTTGAAGGCAGTGTTCACAAATCCAGAGATGACCAGAAACTGGCAACAATCTCAGGGTGAAAAGATCATAAAAAATCAAAAAGTTTTGGATGGTCTCGACCAGCGTCTGCTGGCGGAGTCTACTCTTTATAGGTGATGTCCTGGTTCTGTTCTCCGATGGGATTGACACAACCTCCACACAGCACCGAGCAACGTTCGAGTCTGTCCTGTCCTCCCCAACTCTGAGATATGAGTCGGAACCACTCGCCGTTGACTATGTCCTCTAGGTCTCGATACTGACAATTTGCCTGCAGGGAGCCACCTATCCTGGATAGCATCGTCTTCATCATCATATGGTCCGAGGTGCTTTCTACTTCCGGTCCGTAGAGACGATCGTGTAACCATCCGCAAGGAAATACCATTCCGTCGGCGGCCACGTATATCTCATTGATACGTTGTGCATTACAGGAAATCTCTGTAGACAACAATTCCTGTCCTGAGGGCATCTGTAACTGCTTGTTGAGATATCTAGCATCCGATGGAGGATAGATCCTGTATTCCTCATTGCCGTTTTTGTCCAGTACTGGTTGAAAGTCCATTACCTCGTGTTTACGGTTTAGGAAACGAGATGTTTTTTTGACATTGAATTCTGAAAAGCCCAGTGTTCCTGCCACTGTTCGTGCTTTCTCAACTTGATGTTGATTGTGTTCGAAAACAATGAAATCCCATATGGCCTTCCCTCCGGCGGATATGAAAGTCTCTGCACGATCCATGACCTGGTTCCATTTTACCCTTCTCCTATAGAGATGGTTTGTGTCGTCGAGCCCGTCAATCCCGAAACTCATGAAATCCACTAAGCCGGCTAAATTTTTGTAAGTCTGTAACTTGCCCACACCACCATTGGTGTGTATGCCAATTTTGATCGACGAGTTACGTTGCTTGAACCAATCGGCTATCTGATAAACTTGAGGGTTCATCATGGGGTCTCCGTATGTGCCACAGAAATAAATCAAATCTAACTGTGCAACAAAATTGTTTCTAAACATTTTTGGTAAATCTTCAAACGTCCAACGTTTTATTGGCAGATTGGGGATGGTTTTCCCACCATAGATGTTACGTGGACACTGTGGACAGGCGGCGTTGCAGTCCGAACTGATCTCGGCCTGTAGCACTCTAATATCTTGGTAACTGAAATCCATACAACTAATTAAAATAGTATTTAATATGCTGGACATTACTTCAAAATATAATCGTAGCCATATAGACCCAAACTGGGACAACAAGAAAATGCAGTACGATCTGTCCAGATACAATTGGCCAGAGAAGTTCCTGAATGCGGCACAGGAGAAATTTCCACAAATCACAGACCTTACCAAAATTCATGAAGTTCTCTCAAACAATGATCTGATAGGACTAAGGCATCACATAGAATCTTACACACGCTCTGCAGAATTCTGTGCAGATGTGGATAACTTTGTGGAAGAAATTTTTAGAGACAAACTGGGCAATGACAGATACCCATCTGAATACCTCGTGCAGTACACAGCGGGTGTTAGGATAGTGGTCCCGGATCAGGCTAAAATCAACAGACTGTTGAACTTCCATAACGGGTTCTGGACAGGTTACGACAACGGGACGAATACTATTTGGACGCCCATCACGGATGCTTATGACACCAACACCATGTACGTCACAGATTGGGACACCAGTCATAAGTTGATAGAGAAAATCCATCATGAAAAATGGGGAATTGATAAAATACAATCGGAATGTGAAAAAGTATCATGGCCGATCGACGTCAAGGTAGGCGAGTGCTGGTTGTTCGGACAGGGACATCTCCATGGCAATGTCAACAACGAAACTGGCAGAACCAGGATGAGTTTTGATGTACGAATGCCACACAAAACCGTAGACTTTGGTCGAAGGAAACCCGGATCTTTTTATAGGATACCCAACCAATACGATCAATTAGATAAAAGTGATATAGATTACGATAGGAATTGGTTGGTCTTCACTAATCCCAACGATGAATACATCAGCACCGCCCCATATTTTATGATCAGAGAATATGTTCTAAGTTGGTGCAGGACACAAGGCATCAAGCCCAAGGAATGGACCAACGAATTCCATCATTGCGATTGGATGCCAAAGTTGTTTGATTTTATTTCCCGTGAAAACACCGGAATAGTTTTCCCAAGCATTTTCAATTTCTCAATTCCTGTGGAAGAAAGGATTGATCTTTTCCAAAAAGCATTAGACGATGGATGTCAACTACTGTTCTGTGATGAAAACTTATTACTAAAGACACCAAAACACATAGATACCATAAAAACTTATTATGATTTCTACTACAACGATGCCTATCATAGTAACAGGTAAAACACAATTAGCCAATCATTTAGTGGAAGCAATTGATAGTTCCAGAGCAGGCGAAATTTTGGATCTGACAGATGATGATCATTTGGTAATCATCACACAAGGAACAGCAAGGGGCGGAGTCAAAACAATTATCGACAGATGTTATACAGACATTGTGAGCCAAATCGAATCCGTTAAAAGAAAAGACTTACGTTACATTGTCATTGGGTCTATGTCTGCGGAGTATACAAGTTATCCCGGCATCTCCAATCTAGCCATGATATACGCAAATGCAAAAAGATCATTATCACAATATGTTTCCGATTATAATCAAATGAACATGGATATGGATACAAAATCTGTCGGCGGACACAGGATACAAATATGTGAACCCGCTTCTTTCCAAACAGGTATGAGTAATTACAAAGGCCTAGAAGTTTCGAAAGTGATCGATGCCGTGCAATATCTCATTGCACATCCTGAAGTTGTTAAAATACAACTGAGACAGTAATACTATCTTTCCCTAAATTTTTTAACCGATTCGATATATTTTTTAGACCAATTTTTGTAGTAAGGACCGGACTCCAACATCTTGGAGAACTTGTTCAGTTTGCTTAATCTCTGCACCAGGAACAGTATGTAGTGACCGTTGTTGAGCTTGACACCTTTCACGTGTTCGTATATCTTAGGATGGTCTTCCAGGATCACAACGTCACGTGGCATGAACGCTTGGTTCAACCTGTCAGCGATCTCCATGGTCTCCCGGGCAGTGTACTGATCAGGCTCCGCTATGATCACCAACACGTCCTTCTTGTCAAAGTCATGATCCCATATGTGCGTGAATATCGTACCAAACTCGCCGATGCCGTCCAACTCTAGGAATTTTACCTTGCCATCTACCATGGCCTTTTGTGCGAATGGGCATGGCGGTAGGTCGCCAAACACCGGGTTGGGTTTAGATACAAAATCGGTTATCCAATCCTTGATTATTTGCGTTGGTGTTTTTTCTTGGGTCATGTCAATCTTTGTAATTTATTTGCTCGTTCTGTGCGCCGATCGGATTAATACACGCTCCGCACATCACCGCACAACGTTCAAGCCTGTGCTGACCGCCCCAACTTCCCGATATCAATCTGAACCAGTCTCCATCTACTATATCCTGCAGGTCCACGTATCTACAGTTTGCCTTGAGTGACCCGCCTATCTTGCTCAACATCTTCTTCATGCTGACGTGGTCATCTGTGCTTTCGACTTCTGGTCCGAACAGTCGATCGTGTAACCATCCACATGGAAACACCATGCCGTCCGCGGCCACATATATCTCACTGATACGCTGTGCATTACAGGAAATTTTGGTGCATGACAGTGTATGCTGGTCTGGTATCTCTATTTCTTTGTTTAGGTACTTGACATCTGATGGAGGATATATCCTGTATTCTTCTTTGCCGTTTTTGTCGAGCACAGGCTGGAATGGCATGACTTCGTGTTTACGATTAAGGAAACGTGATGTTTTCTTAATGTTGAACTCTGAAAATCCCATAGTGGCGGCCACTGTTCTGGCTTTTTCTATCTGATGCTGGTTGTGTTCGAATACTATGTAATCCCAGTTCGCCCTGCCGCCCGCAGAAATAAAAGTTTCAGCACGTGACATTACCTGATTCCATTTGACACGCCTCCTGTAAATGTGATTGGTGTCATCCAACCCGTCTATGCCAAAAGCAATGAAATCCACTACCTTGGCTAGATCCCTGTATGTTTGCATCTTGCCGACGCCTCCGTTGGTGTGTATGCCAATCTTCGCCGAAGGATTTCTTTGTTTGAACCAATCTGCTATCTGAAGAACCTGTGGATTCATTAATGGATCTCCATAGGTACCACAAAAATATACCAAGTCTAAATTGGCCACGAAACTGCTCCGGAACATCTTTGGTAAGTCGTTAACAGTCCAACGATTGACAGGTAAGTTGGGCACTGTTTGTCCGCCGTACACATTACGTGGACACTGGGGACAAGCGGCATTGCAGTCTGAAGTGATCTCTGCTTGTAGTATCTTTATATTTTGGTAGTTAAATCTCGGCATCCATTAATTATGTCAAAAAAAGTTTGTGTTTTTTTTATAATGATTATATAATAATAAAGCATAATGATCAACATAGAAAAAAAGTATTCAAAAAACAATCTAGACCCAAGGTGGAATCATCAAAAAATCTCCTATGATCTAGAAAAATTTCCATGGCCTTCCATGTTTGAAACGGTAATACGAGAGCGATATCCTCAGGTAAAAGATCTAACTCTACTACACGAATATCTCGATAGTTCTCAATTGATAGAATTTAGAAAATATCTAGAATCATTCACAAGATCTACATCTTTTAGGCAATCTGTAGATCAATTTGCTTCCCACGTTTTGGAAAAAAAAGGATATGAGTATGAGGAATACATGCTTCAACTCACCCCAGGCCTGCGCATAGTGGTCCCTAATCAATTACATAAAAATAGACTGTTGAATTTCCACACAGGATATTGGACCGGATATGATAACGGAACCAACACTATCTGGATTCCACTAACTCCTGCCTATGATACTAACACCATGTGGGTCACAGATTGGGATACCAGTCACAAATTAATGAAGAAGATTCACAATGAGAGTTGGCCACTAGATAAGATACAACAAGAATGCGAACGAGTTTCTTGGCCTGTTGAGGTCGCCGTTGGAGAGAGTTGGTTATTTAATCAAGGACACCTCCACGGTAATGTCAACAACACCACCGGTAAGACTAGATTAAGTTTTGATTTTAGAGTGGCACACAAAAACATTGAGTTTGGTCGGAGAAGGCCCGGATCATACTATAGATTTCCTAGCACAGAGGTCGAGTTCCCACAACACAGAATTGACAAGGATAAAAATTGGATTGCTTTTACGAGTCCTAACGATGAATACATTGATATGGCTCCTTATTTTATGATCAGAGAATATCTATTAGGATGGTGTAAAACTGTAGGTATTGCTCCCAATGAATGGAGCAACGAATATCACGAGTGTGAATGGATGCCAAAATTTGTTGACTTCATCAACAAAAAAAACACAGGCATTGTATTTGCGAGTATCTATAACTTTTCTCTAGACATAGAAGAAAGAATTAAATATTTTAAGACAGCAATCAAAAATAACTGCCAACTGATCTTTGTTGATGAAAATCTTTTAGTGGACAAGGAAGAAGATTTAGAATTAATTAAGAAATATTACCAATATTATTATTGATTTTTTCTACCATCCCATACTCTACTAAAACAAAGTCTGGCCATTTTGTCGTCTTCTCTTCTTTTGTATTGCGTGTGTTTTTGTTTTGAGTCTAAGCCAAATATCACACACTTCGAAGGTACCAGTTCTAGTTGTTCGCAGTATTCTTTTTGTTTTGGCAAATACTTGTCATAGATGTAATCTGCAGGAAATGACTTCATCAGTTGGGTAGCCACATAACAATTTTGTAAATTTATATAGTTGTATCCATCTTCATTGATCACATAAAGTTGGTCCTCAAATTTCTTTTTTTGTAGTCTAATGCCAACACGACTCAATTCTAAAGGAAATACCTTAGACAAACTACTTGTAATATATTCTATACAGGTGTGTTCGAGATTTATTTCCATTCCTTTTGCAATATTGATGTAGGCCATGTCTAACATAACCGGGACACTTTTTTCATCACATTTTGTTAATATTTCCTCGAGGTTTTCAGGTAAATCTCCTGTCTGTGAAAAAGGCACGCTTATTACTAGCACATCACCTTCGCATATTTCATCATCGTCTAGCCATGCGAATCTGTTACCATACCAAAGTCTGTGCATCATGGAATGATAAAAATAATCGCCCTTCTTAATTCTTAGCCTTTTGGCGTTTCTGTATCTTATGTAAAACTGAGAGAAAGATTCTGTGGTGCCGTGTGTGTAGCAATACTGATCATATTGTGTATGGCCTTTTACAGTATGTGTAGAAAACATCCATTCCTTATATGTAGTGAAATAATCATTCTTTACTGTATCGTGATTTAAAAGTTTTTCGTCTTTAACGAATTTCTGAATGGCTTTGTTCCTGTGTTCGATTATGTCACTATCATGAATGCTCCAGGCACCACCGTAAGGTTTTTTTTTCAAATCTTTAATGCCTGAGTGTACCATAGAAATATTTAAGGAGATTTATTTTTCGTTACGAAATTACTGATTCGGCTCCGGGCCGTCTGTCTTTTCGGTGGAGTCGTCATGTATGTCCTTGATCCTTTGCAGTGCCTCGTCCAGCAGTCGGTCCTTGGTGTCCAGTTTGGCCTCCAGTTCCGCTATCCTCTTGTTCTGCTCACCGATCTTGTGTCCACAACTGTGAACGTCCTGGGTGGCGTGTTCCAACTTGATCAACACCTGCTTCATCCGGCTCTCCTTGGATTTCATTTTATCCAGGGCATCATCACGGTCTTTGGTGATTTCTATGATTTCTGCTTTGAGCTCCTTGACTAGGTCTTTTTCGGACATATGTAAGTGTTAATTATATGCATTTTTCGATACCATTATAGTATACTATATTCTAGAAGAAAGGTTGACCACTTTTCTTGGTTGTTTCCAGGTTGTCTTTTACCAGTTGTGCTATGATCTCCCGTTCGGTGGGACTCAGCGCCATGGCCTCCGAGTAGGAAAGTCCGCCCCTCATGTACCAACTGATCTTTACCAGTTCGTGCTTGAGTTCCTTCTGGCCGTTCTCCATGTCCTTCAGGGTCTTGATGATGTCAGATTCCGTTTGTGAAAGCAAGGTTATACGAAAAAATTTGATGTGTCGAAAGTTACGGGTACCTCGTAAGTTGCCGGTGCACCCTTCTTGATTTGTTCTTCAGTGGCTTTCAGTTTGAGCGGTTTCACCGCACCCTGGCCACGCAGTTTTGTCAACTTGTCTTCAATCTCTTTGACCAACGTTGCGTTTGCATTTTCTATGAATTCTTTGATGTGGGCAGGATCAGTTATCTCAGTCCCGTCTTGCATGGTTATTGACTCGATGTTCTTTAGTAGTATGTTAGAGTTTAAATCAGTGAGTGCCTTGAATGCATCATTAAATCTAGAGGCTTTGTCTTCGTCTGACAGTTGTGAATCCTGTATTGCTGTGTACATCTTCTGCTGTTGGAAAGTCTGTAATGATGTTGTTGTCATATCCTTGTAGGTCAATGGCCTTACTGTGATTTTCAGTCCGTCATTTAATGTGATATGTCCGTCCACTTTGGTTGTTCTTAACTCATCGAGGATCGAAGGTAAGTTGACTGTGTGTGAAACATTCTCGTTCGCACCCGGCACGTTGAAATTGATCTCCATGGTCTCTCCGTATGTGGCGACTCTGATGGCAACTAATATGGTGTCTAGGTCATAGCTCTTTATCTGCCAAGCGTCTTTGATGTCGGGCACACAACTCTGAATAACGTCTACCACGCCTTGCCCGTTCATCAGTGCGTCTGGTGTCTTAAATCTGATCTCGTCCTTGGCAGTCATGGGCATCACGCCCAGTTCACCGGTCTGTGCTGGTGTT